AACAAAGAGGAATCATATAGAGTTTCAAACTTACAAGAACTCGCAGCCTATTTGTATACAGAAGACGGAATAAAATATGGTGAATCAGATTTCAAAGCAAGAATTGAAGTGATGAAAGAACTGCCCATCAAATACCTTGAGGGAGCAGTTTTTTTTTTGTTGAATTCAGGAAGGGCATTACCCAATCTTTCGGAAGTCTATTTGAAGAGTCCAATATTGTGGCAGATGATGAGACTGAAAATAGTTTTGCAGGGTTTTGGAAGTGGTATACAGCGATTAGTTTCCTTGCAGAAAACAAAGTTTGGCAGATTGATTCTGTTACTAACCTTTCCCTTCTGGCTGCTCTTAATCATCTTTCTTTCCTTATGGATCTCAATAAAGAAAAAGAAAGGCAAATAAAAGAACAACAACGATGAGTTTAATAACATCAGGTTTAACAATACAGATTGATTTTACAAATCAATCATCACTCATAATTGGAGGTGGATCAGGAGTTGCTGTTACAAAAGCAGACAACCTTGCAAATCCACCGTTATTTTTTTCAGGTTTTCCTGGTGCTTATTTACAATATGACTATTCAGGTTATACAAATCCTTTCGGAACATTTTCTGGAGTATGTACTTCCGATGTGGGTGGTTACGGTTTAAGTAATAAGTTAGGGGATTACGGTTCTTACCAAGATTACACAACATGGTTCTTTGCTCAAAATGAAACTGGTGTTTACATGAACCCGATTAACTCGGACAACTTCCAAAACTACCTAAATCAAACTCAAAGTTATAGATGGTTTCAAGTTGACACCTTTCCAATAACAGGAACAACAGGTTATAGAACATATACATTTTACACAGGTGGAACATCAGTAAGTCCTGAACCGTATACTGCTGTAACTGTCAATCAATGGTATGTTGTTGCTACAAGAGTATACCAATCAGGAACAACAGCAGTTACAGAGTTGTGGATCGATGGAACAATGGTTTCACAAACACAAGAAACACAAACTTTAGTAACCGCAGTCAATCCAATATTTCAGTTTTTAGAAAACCCAAATACAGGATTCAATCTCGCAGAGGTTTTAATTTATGATCGTAGATTGTCTGATTCAGAAATGACTCAGAGTTATAATTATTTTGCTGACAAATATTTCAATCCACCAATACCAATAACGCCCACCCCGACTACAACTAATACACCAACCAATACAAATACTCCATCCGTAACACCATCAGAAACTCCCACCAACACACCTACGCCTTCGATTACTCCAAGTTCACCACCACCAAGTCCAACCCCATTGCCAGTTTATGGAATCAATTTCAAGACCATTGCAGATGATCTAAAATACTTAGCCAATTCACACAAACAAATCAATTCATTTGGTTTGGGAAATGTGGATGAACTTTCATTCTTAACAACATCAAGAGACAAGCAAGACAATCCTGATGCACAATCACCATACTTCCCTTTGTTGTTTATTGTACCAGGAAATATTACAAATGATCTGCAATTCAAAGAATGGAAATTCAATGTTGTCTCACTCGACATTGTTGAAAGAGATCTTGCAAATGAAGTGGACACACTCTCTGACACTCTACAAATCCTCAATGATGTTATAAGTCAATTCAGACTTTCTGTTACAAATCAACAAGGTAATTTCAACTACCTGTATTATTTAGATGACACAGTTACTTGTACACCATTTATGGAAAAGTATTCTGACATGACAAATGGTTGGACTGGTTTAATCAACATCAAAACAAAGACTCCACTTGACAGGTGTGCAGCAGCATTCGATGTCTTCACAGGAACACCAATTTACCATGCAGGAATCAACTTCAAATCCATTATAGATGATTTTAGATTACTTGCAGATCATCACAAACAGATCAATTCATTTGGATTTGGTGATGCTGAAGAGTTTGGTTATTTGACTGACACAAGGGACAAAGAAATCAATGTTGACAATCAAGCACCGTATTACCCTTTGATGTTTGTGGTCCCCAACCAAGCAATACAAGAACTGCAATTCATGACATATGAATTCAATGTCATTGTTGCTGACATTCTTGAGAGGGATCTTGACAATATGATTGATGTTCTCTCTGACACCAATCAGATTCTCGATGACATAATCTCACAATTCAGACTTAGTGTTACAGACTCACTTGGTAATTTCAATCAGGATTATTATTTGGATGATGCAGTGGAATGTATTCCATTTATTGAGCAGTACCAAGACATGGTTGCTGGTTGGACTGGTACATTTAGAATTAAGATCATGACACCTCTTGATCGTTGTGATGCAGCATTCAATGACATGAGTGGTCCATTCCCAACACAGAATCCGACACCTACGCCTACGCAAACGCCAACCAGCACAAACACACCAACCCCTTCTGTTACTCCAACCAATACAATGACACCAACAGTTACAAGCACACCAACCGTTACTCCAACTTGTCCTGTAACGACTCAATACTTAGAGGTTATGTTGGAAGACAATACCAAGTTCAAACTTATACTTTGGAATCAACCGAACTTTACATCACCAGCAAATGCAAATTGTGATTACATCATTTCAGGATGTGCATATGGATCTCTCGGAACGGTTTATTGTGCAGCAGAAACAATAAACTCAGGGTTACAATGACACCAACAAATACAGAAACACCTACGAACACACCGACAACAACACAAACACCATCGACTACGCCAACCATGACACCGACTCCTTCTACAACACCACCAAGTGGCGGAGCAATTTGGAACACAACAAATGTGGATTGGGAAGATCAAACAGGATTATGGAATACAGTATAAATTAAAAATTAAAAAAAAATCATATGCCTACTTTAAGTGGACAAACAATACAATCGACATACCAAGGCTTATTGAAATTAGCCACATCTACATCAGGTGTGACATCTACACCTCAACAGATTCAAGATGGTTTGGGTAATGACACAGGAGCAAGAATTGCAACAAACTTCTTGTCTGCACCAAATGTCTTTCCAATGAACCCATCAGTAAATTTCACTCCTGATTATATGGGACCTGGCTTCGGTTCTGCTGGTATAACACCACAAGCAAACCAACAAAATAAATTGAATGCATTTTTGTTTTATGATTCAGGTCAATATGCATATTCTGCAATTACCTATACTATAATCAGTGCAACCTCAACCACAGATGTTGTTGATGTGGCATTCTACAACACACAGTATAGTGATTTAACAGGAGTAATCCCCTACCAACTAATCATGTCAGGTATAACTCTTTCAACAACTCCAAGTGGATCAGGTATTATACAAACCAATTTACCATCAACATTATCATTCTCAGGAACAGGTGGCGGATTCTACTACATGGTTATGAAAATCAGTAATGCTGGTGTAACACCAACAATCAGGTATGGTAATAACCCTGCAAACTCAACTTCTTGGCCAAGTTTATTCCAACCCATTCTTGGTCTGACAAGAAATAGAACAGGGAACGCAACTGCTGCTGGTATTGGAACAAACGCCAATGCTGCTGGTTACATGATGACAGCAACAAATTTTGCTGCAACATTCTCCACTGCAGATGGTGCAATAAACACAAGTTTTAACCCATACCTCATGGGATTTGCTTTAAGATGTGTAAAATAATATGTGGGATTTAACACCAGCAGCACTCCAAAGACTTGGAACTTTATTCATCAATTTCTATAAACAGAAATTGCAAGAGAAGATTTACCCCTATGCTCCTGGTTACAATAGATCACAACCAACTTCAGGGAAGTCGAATAAAGTTGCTTCGGGTCAGTTATTAAACTCTTTGACATCAACAGTTGTAGAAACCAAACCAGGTCAATATGAACTCGTAATAACCTATATGGATTATTTCGAGGCTGTGAATCTTGGAAGAAGACCAAGAAGAGGAAAGGTCCCCATTCCTGCTCTACTCGATTGGATTAGAATTAGGGGAATAAAAGGTAGAAATAAAAGGGGAAGATTTATTCCAAACTTGTCACTTGCTTTTGCAATACAAACAAACATATACAAGTATGGTATTGTCCCAAGTAATATTTATGACAAAGCGTATGACTCATTTGAAGCACTTCTTGAAAACCCACCTGCTCAGTTTCAACAAGAGTATGAAGCATTATATGAAGCAATTGGTCAAGATGTTGAAAACTTTATGGACAAAGTTATTACCAAAGAATTCCCATCAATAATTGAACTATGAGTTTAGATTTAAAAATATTACAAAAACCACTCTCAGTTACAGAATCACATTCTGATCATACATGGAATGTTGCCCTGAATGACTATTCTGCTTATACTGACATAAGATTGGTTGTTGACATCTATAAGAACCCATACCTCAATGACATGGGTCCGAACAATACATCAGGAACGACACAAGAATCAGGAAAGATCGGAAGACTACTTGTTCCATCCAATCAATACGGAAACTGCATATTCAATGTGGAAACCGTTATTAGAAATATTGTTCAAGGTAATCCAAGAAACCTTGACATGATCTATACAGGAACAACTGGTGGAGCAGGAAACGATCCATATTTGGTAAACGCTTATACATCATCAACGATGTCAATCACAGCCAATACATCACAGGCAACAATAGCATCTGAGAGACCAGGTTATATTGCATTTTCAAACGGTTTTAACGGAGGTTATGAAGGTTTTGAGAACATATACCATGTGAACGAATATCGTCTAATTTTCGGGGTGCAATTCACTTCTGGTGGGACCACACAAATCATCATCCCGACCAACTATTCTGCATATACATCATATAACGAAATAACCAACATCATCTCCCCATATTCAGCAGAAACTCAGCCGTATGGAGTAATGGTTTGGCCTGGTGTTCAAGACAACAAGAGATTTGGTTATGCTTTGAACAACCCCAATTTTGATTATTACTATGACCCAACAAATCTGAGTGGAAAATACAACTATTGGAATTATAAAGTGTTTGACTTTGCAATGGATCAAGGATTCAATCCTTATGATGTCAAAGGTAGGTTCATGGCTGCTTACGGTAATGAAACAATTCCAATGACAATCTCAGGTGGATCTGTTTACCAAACAAGATTTAGAACTCACTATTACAAGTGTCCAATTGTCGTTGGATTTATGTTTGGTGAGAATCCACTATACAACAACTCAAATGTTGCAAACTCAATTACATTCTTACAAAAACTCAATAACAATAATCAGATGAATTATGAGATCGCAAGTTCATCTGACATGACATTTACAACAAAACCATACGGCAACTATTCTTATTTGAATCAGAGGATCGCTTATGGTATTTGGAAACAGAATCCAAATATGTATACCCAATCTGATGTTGCGATCTTTTTAAGTTCAGGATCTTGTGATTACAACTACTATTCTGGTGTTTCAGAAATCGTTCAATATAAAATGGTTGGAGAAGAATGTTTCAATGATCCAATCTCTTTCTTGTTTATGAACAGAAATGGGGTTTGGGACACTTATACATTCACAAAGAAAAATGAGAAGAAATATAACCCTGATCGTAAGGTATATTCTCAATATAAAACACTCAATACAACAGTATGGAATAGACAGTCCTATGACTCTCTTGAGACCGTATTCTATGGTCAAGCAGATGAGTTGATTACAGTTGATTCAAACTTTGTTCAACAGAATGACGCTGTTGTTATTGAGGAACTATTATTGTCCCCTTATGTTTACATGATCATGGACAATTGGACACCAATAAATGGTCAATCAATTATTCATCCATATTTGATTCCATGTACAGTTCAAAACAAAGAAGTAAAAGTATTCGAACAGAAATACGAACACATCTTCCAATATACAATTGAACTTAAACAAACACCTTATAGAAGATTTGAATTACCAATATAATGGCATTACAGATTAGAGTTACAGTTGAAAACGAATTTAAATTCTTGGATCTTTATAGAGATGAACCAGTTCTTCTCTCACTCTCTTTTGCGGAGTTACAAGACATTACAAAAAAGAATTCAGCATTCTCAAAAGCATTCTCAGTTCCTGGTTCAAAAAATAATAATCAGATCTTCAATTTCTTTTATGACATAAATGCGATCCCTGTAAACTTTGATCCGAACAATAAGTTTGAATCAGTTTTATTATGGGATGGTTATGAAATATTACAAGGACACATAAGAATGAATGGTGTGTCCATAGCCAAAGATGAAATAATCTACCAAGTTACTTTCTATAATCAAGTCGGTGATCTGGCAGCAAACATTGGTGACAAGTATTTGTACAACACAGATCTGTCAGGTCTAACACATCCTTATACTCAAGCAGTAACACTTGAGTCACAACTCGATCCAAATTTGTTTGTTCTTACAGGAGCAACAAACTATTCATACCAATCAGGTGGAACAATGTGGGGACTTTATAACATCGGTTATGAATACCTTACAGGAACAACTGTAAACTCAAATGTTTCACCCCTCGTACAATTCACACCAATTGTTACTTCAGCAGGAACAACAAGTTATGTTCCACAATCTGGTTTCTTTGATTTCTCAGGAACACCAGTGAACTCTTTCTATTTCAAACCAACCATTCAGGTTAAAGCACTTTATGAATCCATTTGTAGAGATGCTGGTTATGAAATTCAATCAAACTTTTTCAACACAAGTTACTTTGAGCATTTCTATATGCCGATGAAATACTTGGATGAAACAATATACCCAAGAAATGCAATCATTCCTTGTTACAAGTATGTCAACCAAACAATCACACCTGATTTATTTGGAACATATACAAATCCATCTTCGGGTGTAACTTGTAACACACTTGGATTCTCTGCAAATACAACAACACTTGAAATACCTGGTGAATTTGCTGCAACATACACATGGAGATTCCAATTTGAAGTATTGCCACAATTCACTTGTGGATCCATCAACTACCCTTATTTGTATGTTGTCTTTTCTGATGGTGTTGCAAACACAACACTTTATTCATCTGTATTCTGTTCAGGAAATACAACAGTTTCATTTGATCAACAATTCGTATTCACTGGTACATCAAACATGCAGATCTTATTGATCGGTGATGGTACGATTGTGAATAATTTTTCTGCTGAAATCATTTCAGCACCAAGATTCATTCCTCAAGGATCACAAGTTGACTATAGGCTTGAATTCCCTGACAATGATTATTCTCAACTTGATTTCATAACATCGATCAACAAGTATTTCAATTTGGTCATGGTCCCCAATCCTGACAAACCAAGATCACTTATTGTTGAACCTATTATTGACTACATTGGAAAGGGAAGAGTTCTTGATTGGACCACAAAGGTTGATGCATCACAATTGCAATCTGTATACCCAACAACATCACTTTTGAACGGTACATTACAATATGAATTCAGACTTGATCAGGACTATGCAAACCAAGACTTCAGAACACAAACCAATAGAACATTTGGAACAGACAAATTCAAGTTGGGATTGGAATATAAGGACACAATAACCAAGTTCGATTATTTGTTCTCATCACCGATTGACATTACAATACAGAATGCATACATCCCACTTCTTACTCTTGGTTCAATGTCAAAAGTAAAAACTGTTGACAAGGATGGTCAATCACAACAAACATTTGTTCCATTTAAGGTATTACCGAAACTAATATTCAGAGGACCAACAATTCCTGTGGACAACTATGGTTTCGTTGCATCATCAGGATTCACAACAGGATCATCAGTATGTTCATCAGGTATTACATTCACAACAACGACAACTTGTCCTGTATATTACAATGATTGTGATGGTATTCAACAAGTGTTTTACCCATCAGTAGGATCAAATACAATCAATACTTGTGCTGATCCAACATCTCTAAGAGCGCCATATATTTGTTTTCCATACCCAACTGTAACTGTAACGAATACTGGTACAACTTGTGGTGGAGTATTCTTTGGATCACCATTCCAATACTGGTATTTGGATGGAATACAACAAGACAGATTTTCAAACCTTAATAGATTTACAACATACCCATTTGCATATACAGGATTCTCACATTATTGTAACTACAGAGGGGAAGACAGAACTGACATTACCCCAAGTGAGTTTGTATTTGCTTCTGAAGATCTTTATGACATTTATTACAAACCATATGTTGAGGATCTAATATCAGCCGAAAACAAGATCTATTCTTGCAAAATTTATTTATACCCACAAGAGATTCAAGATCTGAGATGGAATGAAAAGATTCTAATCAACAACACATATTTTAGAATCAATAGGATCACGAACTATAACATGACCGAACCATCTATTTGTGACATTGAACTAATCAAACTCACAAAGGAATACCCTGGTCACAGAGTTCTATATTATGATTTATTACCATGCACAGGATCAACAGAATTACATTCAAATTCTGATCTCAATTACCACTTATATGCATACGCAGGAAACTATGTCAAACTATATGACACAGATTCCAACTATTTGGGTTGTTATAATGTGCAGATCGGACAGTACAATTCAGGTTATACATACAATCAATATTTTATTGGAACTGCTTATACACAGAATCTTGTCAATGTATATTCTGATTGTGGTTGCTCAGGAAGAACAGCATTTACAATCGTACAAGAAGAGCCAGGAGAAGACAGAGAGTTTGTATATGCTGCAACAGGATGTAACACAACAACACAATACATTTTCAATTCAACCAATGCTTCATTAGAGACCACTGGTTTGACTTATAAAATTTATGATCCAATTACCACATTGGAAGTTTGCGTGTCAGGAATCACACCGTATTACATTGTACAGACAGATTACAATGAGGTCTCAGGATTTACAGATTGTGTGGAATGTGCTTGTATACAATGTTTCTCTTATACATTCGGACCAGCAAATTCAACAGGTAATGTAAGATGGTTAGATTGTGATGGAATCTCGACTGATGCAAATGTTTTACAAGGTGAGTTCTATAACATCAGTTGTGCAAGACAAGGAACAGTATATGGTGATGGTCCAATTGTGATCGGATCAAACTGTTTCAATGGATGTGTCACTCCGACGCCAACGCCTACCTCAGTCACACCGACGCCTACCCCCACCAACGCAGTTACACCTACGATGACTCCGACTCCTTCATCAACGCCAGGTGCTGGTTACGATTATTATTATGCAGATGAATACCAATGTATATTCCCTGGTTGTACATTAGTTTCAACCGTTGTATTGGTTGCATTCCCTGCAGGAACATCTGTAAACTTGGGATGGTTCTACCCTGATGAAAACTTCTCAGGATTTGTTTATGAGATTAGTGCTCCTGTGTCATCATTTGGACCTGGTTTGATCCTGTCAACATTCGGATCATCAAACTGTAATACGGCATGTTTCGTTTAAAAACTATTTAATAATATGAGTTGTGTAAATTATACAAATGATGGTCCTTATAGTGGTTCAATAGAAATCTCAGGAACAACTTGCAATGGTGTTACTGGTATGTTTTATTTGAACTTTGGGGAGACAATTTGTATGGACACAAACTACCCATTGTTTACTTGTGATTATTTCAAGATCAATGGTCCATGTAATCCACCGACGCCTACCCCCACCACTACTTCAACTCCGAGCCCAACACCTGGTGCTTGTGAAAGAATTTATGTAGAATTTTTAAATCCTGTTTCGAGTGGAAATACACAATACATGAGTATTTCACCTAACTCACCAGCATTTTTGAATCTAGATCCAACTCTTTCTCCAGTATTCCAATACTCTTGTTCAACTTATAACTCTGAATCTTATATTGCATTCACAGGTGAAACAACAGGAGATGCATTGTTATACTACCCAACATTTGGACAGTTTGTATATTGGGATGCACCTAATGCAAATGAATGTGGAGAAGGTGGAAATTCTGTTGTACTCGGTGGAAACTTTAATACAGGATTTACATATAATGGTTTCATTTACCCAGCAAATGGACTTTCAATAAATAGTCTCATGTATTTAACCTATGTTGGATCATGTTTACCAGCACCTACGATCACTCCAACGATTAGTCCTTCAAGCACACCAACCTGTACTCCAACTTTAACGAGCACACCTACGACAACGCCTACCGCAACATTTGGAACAACACCATCTGTTACTCCATCCAATACAGCAACACCTTCAATAACTCCGAGTCAAACAACAACAAATACACCAAGTCCAAGTGTTACTCCTACTTTGACAAAAACACCAACCAATACACCTTCGAACACACCTACATTCACACCAACCGCTACAGTTCCTTTATACCGTTATAGGTACTATGTTCATGCTTGTGGTAGTTGTATTCAACTTGGATTCTCAAGTTCTGAATTAAGAACAAACTACCCTCTAACAAGTGGTTATTTCTATAAGTGGCAAGATGAGAATAATATTTTCAGAATTGACTCACCATATTCTGGTCCAACATTGACAATAAATGACAAGAGATTCAATTACAACTATAACTCAGGAAGTACTTGCGTTTCTGCATCACTTTGCACCACGCCGACGCCAACCCCGAGTAACACTCCTACGAGCACCCCACAAGTAACACCGACAACAACAGCGACCAACACCCCAACACCAAGTGAAACACCACCAGCGACTGGTACAACTTTATACATTTATGGTAAGTACATAAATTCTCCATCTTCTGGTGATTTGGAATATTCTATAAACTCAGGAACAGTTCAGACAATAGGACCAATCTCAACAACATCATGTGATTTTATTACATCGATTGCTGGTCTGAGTATTGGAGATTCTGTAGAATTCACAGACTCATCAACAAATGCTATAGCAGGATCTACGACAGTATGTCCAAGTGGACCAGGTGGATTCTCTTGTCAATATAATCATTCTGTATTGAGTTCAGGTTCTGAATTCGCATACATAACTGTTGATGGATCGAGTACTTGTTAAAATTTGTATATGATGAAATTTATATTTGAAAATGGGGAAGAGGTAATAACTCCATCCGAGCCGAAAACAATAAACCTCAACATAGAAGAATTGAAAGATTCTTTTCCACTACTTGTGGACAATAAACATCTATTTGAGTTTTTGAATCTAATTAAAGATGGCTACGAAAAAGAAAGTTGAAGTAGATGTTGATGTCAATATTGACCTCGAACCAAGTTTAAAAAACCTTAGAGAACTTAAAAAACAACTCAAGGAAACTGCTGCAGGATCTGAAGATTTCAAGAGACTGACCAATCAAATTGATGACATGGAAGATGCTCTGAAAGGAGCAAAGGCTGGTGCATCAGATTGGGTTGATTCACTTGAAAATGCTGGTGGTCCACTTGGAATGGTTGGTAGAGGAATCAACCAAATGAAGGTTGCATTCACATCATTCAACACAGCACTCAAAGCATCCATCATTGGTTTAATTGTAACTGCACTTGCTGGTCTTGTTGCTGCATTCAGTCAGAATGAATCTGCAATGAAGAAACTCCAACCATTGTTTATTGGTTTGGAAAAAATTCTTGGTGGAATATTCAGAGCCATGGAACCACTTCTCGATGCATTTGTCGAGATGGTCAATTATATTCTCCCACCTCTAACAAAAGGTATTGGAATATTCTATTCTGTTTTATTTGGGTTATTCACCCTTATTAAAGATGTTGGAATCGGAGTTGGAAAAACTCTGAAAGGTATTTTCACATTTGATTGGGATTCAATTACAGAAGGAGTAACACAAGTTGCTGGTTCAATTGGGAATGCTGTTAAGGCAACCGATCAGGCTTATGCTCGTTTCAATGCAGGGACAAAGGAACAAACCAAAACTGAGAAAGCAAATGCTCAAGAGAGACAAAAGAATGCAGAAGATGCAGCAAAGAAAGCAGAAGAACTCAGACAAAAACAATTAGAGAAACAGAAAGCCGATCTTGATGCGAAGATTAAGTTAGAGACTGAGAAAGAAAATACGAGTAGAGAAAAACTCAAAGGTCTTTTGGATCAGAGAATGAATCTCGAACTCCAAAACAAAGAACTTACAGAATCACAGAAAGAAGTAATCAGACAAGAGTATGCAAAGAAATTGGAAGAGGCTTTAACTGCTGATGCTGAGAAACAAAAGAAGAAAAGGGAAGCAGATCTCGATGCACAGATCCAACTTGAGATTGACAAAGAGAATACGAGAAGAGAAGAACTGAAGGTCCTTCTTGATGCTCGTATGCAAGAGGAACTTTCCAATACTGAACTCACCGAAGCACAGAAGGAAGTAATCAGAGCCAAGTATGCAAAACAACTTGATGATGCAATCAAGGCTGACGCAGAGAAGAGAAAGAAGGACAGACTTGATGAGTTACAAAAACAACTCGATGATGCAAAAGGAAATTATGATGAGTCTTTAGCCGCTTACCAAGCACTTCAACAAGAACTTACCAATTCAACAAACTATTCTGAACAAGAAAGAGTACAGTTGAGGAAAAGTTACTCTGATCAGATCTTGTCAATTATAGACAATCAATTCTCTGCAGAGACAGCAAAGATTGAAGAGAAGTATGGTGAGTTTGCAAGATTCGATGCTGCATTCTATGAAGAACAAAGAACTGCATTACAAAATCAAAATGATCAATTAAAAACCCTAAGAGCCAATAACGCAATCTCTGAAGATGAATTCAATAAGAGATCTGCAGCAAACTCAAAAGCAAAAAGGGAACTTGACAGACTTGAAGTAAGATCTCAACAAGACAAAGTTGGTTTGATTGGTGACGCTCTTGGAAACTTGTCTGCTATTGTTGGTAAGGACACAGTTGCTGGTAAAGCGTTTGCTGTTGCAAAGGCAACAATTGACACATACCAATCTGCAGTTTCTGCCTACAAATCACTTGTTGGTATTCCTGTGATCGGTCCAACTCTTGCGACCATTGCAGCAGCAGCCGCAGTTGCTTCAGGTATTGCAACAGTTAAAAAAATCGTTTCAGTACAGGTGCCAGGTGGACCAGGTGGTGCTAGTGGATCCATTCCAACAACACCAGGTAATACACAGACATCTCCCCCACCAATTCAGGTGAATGCAGTTGCTCCAACAAGAAGAGCCGCTGGTGGTCTTGTAAGAGGACCAGGAACATCAACATCAGATTCCATTCCTGCATTACTTAGTGATGGGGAATTTGTTGTTAATGCAAGATCAACACAGTTATTCAGACCATTACTTTCAGCAATCAATGCAACAGCAGGAATGCCACAGTTCGCAGTAGGTGGTCTTGTGAATGGTAGAATGAAAAAAGATCCTGACAATACGGAGAAGATTGCACAAGCAGTTGAACAAGCATTTGGAACAACACCAATTAGAACTTATGTAACTGCTGCAGACATCTCAAACCAACAACAATTTGACAGAGTAATTAAATCTCGTTCTCTGATCTAAAATGTGGGAATAAATCAATTTTCTAATATTTATTTTTAATGAATCCAACAAGAATTGTTGAATTGTTCATCGATGATGAGTTCGATGAGAGTGGGATTGAAGCAATCTCACTTGTCTCACGCCCTGCACATGAGGAAACATGGGTTGCTTTCAATAACGAAGAAGAAAGATTGGAACCTGAATACATTTACAAAGAAGATGACTTCTGTGATCACAACCCCAAATTAGACGAATTGGGAGAACCATATTCTCAACTAATCAATGAGGGTTGGGAAGTATTCAAGGTAGAGAAAATAACCCCTGCAATGGTCCATAAAATGACTCAGGAGAGATTCTCTGATCCCAATGAACCATCATTTCTTGACAACGATCAATACAGAATAAGATTCAAGTATGTTGGACCGAGAGATGAGAAGAATAGAAAGTTCTGTTCTGACATGCTTTCAAAGAATAGAGTTTACAGACAAGAAGACATTGATCAACTAACTGACTCTGTAGCCAATCCTGAATTTGGATTTTACAATATATTCCTTTGGAGAGGATCATTTAACTGTAGACACACATGGGTTAAATTATGGTACGCTCCAACTGGTAAGATCAGAAACTCAGGATCTTCAACCAAAGGTGTTGAAAGAGGTCCTGAATCACAATCAACAGGACTACAACCTGACACAAGAACTGAGACAACAATCAATTCACCAAATCCATCCAAACAATGGAAGCCAGGAATGCCAAGAACAGGACCAAACTTATTTGCTGAAGATGATGGTTTAGAATCGAGTTGTTGGCCTGGCTATGAGGCTATAGGCACTAAGGAACTTGACGGTCGCACAGTTCCAAACTGTGTTCCAATCAAAATGACAGAAGATGATTTTGCTGAAGTTATTTCTGACTACCCTGAGGGTGTTAAGGATGCGGCAAAAAGAGCAGTTGACTACGCTGAGAAAAACGGATGGGGATCTTGTGGAACTGGTGTGGGAAAACAGAGAGCATCTCAACTCAGCAAGGGTGAGAACATCTCAGTTGACACATTGAAACGCATGTATTCATACCTCTCAAGACATAAAGGAGATTTGACATCTTCAAAATCTTATGATGATGGATGTGGAAAATTGATGTATGATGCATGGGGTGGAGAAGCAGGACTTAAATGGGCAGAAAGAAAACTTTCTCAACTTGAAAAAGAGAAGATGACTTTTGCTGTAGCCGATGAAGAGAAAAGAATTTTAATAGGAGCCGCAATGGTTCCAAACAAGATGATTCATCGTTATGATTCTCTTGGAAATCTTTATTATGTATTTTTCTCCAAACAATCAATTAGAAGACTTGCTGACAAATTCTTGAAACAAAAAAGAACCGATGAAACAAACATTGAACACAATGGAATTAAGTTAGGATCGGACAAAGTATACATTACTGAATCATGGATTTCAGATGATCCAATTAAAGACAAATCAAACTTGTATGGTTTTGAATTACCAACAGGAACATGGTTTGTACAAATGAAGATCGATGATCCCCAAGTTTGGAAAGCAGTTAAAGAAAATAAATTGACTGGTTATTCAGTTGAAGGTCTCTTCGCTGAAAAATCGGTGTTCTCAAAACAAGATGAGAAAATAAACCAAATAAAGCAAATACTAAAATCAATTACAGATGAATAGTAAACAAGCAATAGACAAAATAATGAAGGTACTTGGACTTGCACCTCAATCTTTCTATGAAGCAAAAACTGAACAAGGAATTGCAGTAAAGATCGATGGAGACTTGGAAGTTGGAGCACCGATTTATGTTGCTACTGACGAGGGTATGATCCCTGCACCTGCGGGAACCCACAAACTTGATGATGGTTCTGAAATTGAAGTTGATGAAGACGGCAAAGTTGCAAAAATCAAAATGGGTGACATGGAGATGGAAAAAACTGAAGACGAAAAAATCGAGGACAATAAGAAGAAAGAAGACATCAAGGATGAAACAATGTCTGAAAAGTTTGCTGATGTAAAATTGAAAGATGGAAAGATGATCAGAATCTCCACAGATGAGCCAGCAGTTGGTACTATGGCGAAGATGGTAGGTTATGATGGAACACTTTCTGCTCTTGCTGATGGTTCTTATGAAACTGAGAATGGAAAAGTTATTTCCATTGTTGGTGGAGAGATCCAAGGCGTTCAATCAAAATCAGATGCAGACAAAGCAGCAGGAAAATTTGTTGAAGCAAAATCTTATGATGGAGCGATTTTGGAATCCCCAACTTTTGATGTGGGTGAGGCAATCGATGTTGTAAAAGACGGAGAGAAATCACCAGCACCAGATGGTGAGCACCAAATCATCCTTAAAGATTCTGAAGGTGAAGAAGTGAAAATCAGAGTGATGGTAAAAGATGGCAAGATCACAGAAAGATCAAATGTTGAAGAAACAGATGATGAAGAAATGATGAGTGCTGTTGAGATCGCTGAGATTTTTTCTCAAGCACTTAAGAAACTTGAAAATAAGATTGATGCAATTTCAACAAAGCAATCAGAATTAGATTCAAAGTTCCAAAAGTTTTCGAAAGAACCTGCGGGACAAAAGGTTTATAACCAAAAAACCATAACAGAAACTTTCTCTACGGGTGATCGTTTAGATCAATTCAAGAGATTGAGAGAGGCAATGTCTCATAAAAAATAATAAAAAAAATAAAAAATAAGATGAAAAAGAATCTTTCAAAAATGTCATTCAACTACGACTTAGGTGGTTTGAGTGCATATGTGGATCAATTGAACTCAGACATCATCTCTGAAGCGGTACTTACCCCTCAGACAATGAAGTATGTAAATGTGATCCCTGGAATCAAGGGTACAATGAATGTAAACTTGCTTTCTGAAACACTTTCAGTTCAGACTGGTACAACTTGTGGATGGTCTGACGCTGGTGATGTAACATTCACAGTTTCTCCACTTACAGTTCAAGCATTAAAGGTGAATCAATCACTTTGTTTGCAAGAATTAAACACATTGTGGTTAGGTCAGTACCTAAACGCAGGATCATACAACGAGAATGTTCCATTCGAGCAGGCTATTGTTGATCTTCAAACAAAACAAATCAAGCGTTATAATGAAGATTTGTTATGGAATGCATCTTCTGCAACTTCAGCGTTCTCTGGTTTCATTGAACTATTGGACAACACAGCAGGAGTTATTAAATTGACTGGTGCTACAGCACTTTGTTCTGTTACAGGTTCTTCTGTAACTGAGAAGGCTTATGCGACTCTTGCACAAATCGACAACATCATCGATCAGTTCGACAGAAACATCTATGGTAGAGAAGATCTTGTAATCTTCATGAGTCAGCAACAATTCAAATGTTACTTAGTTTCAATCAGAAATGTGAACAACTTCCATTTCTCTGAACCAACTTTAGGACAAGTTTATGAAGTGTTCCATCCTCAAACTAACATTAAAGTTGTTGGTGTTCCAGGATTAAACGGATCAGATTTGATCGCTGGCGGACCTCAACAATATTTCCTTGTTGGTACAGACTTAATGTCTGATGAGGACACTTACAGAATGTGGTGGTCACAAGACTTCCAAGAAGTAAGAATGGCTGTAAACTGGAAATTGGGAACTGCAATCGCGTTTCCTCAGTTCTTCGTAACTAACGGTCTTTAATATTTGATGGTGGGGAGTTCATCTCCCCATCATTCATAAAACATAAACTTTTCTAATAAATCAATATAAAGATGGCTTGTAATTTAAATGCTGGAATCGCACTTGGTTGTAGAGATGCAGTGGGTGGTGTACAAACAGTTTGGATGACAGACTTTGACAACATTTTAAACCTTACTTCTAATACAGGAAGCACGATCACGCAAATTTCAGGAACAGGTACATACTACAAATTCGAATTGATCAGAACATCATCTCAGTTTACTGAGACTGTGAATGCATCACTTGAGAATGGTACTGTATTCTATACTGGCGAGTTAGTTCTTTACTTCAATAAGTTGGATCAAGACAAGAGAAATATTCTTAAGACCTTGGCTCAATCTCCGCACCTTTCAGTTGTAATGGAAGACAACAACGGACAATACTTCTATTTGGGTCAAACCTATGGTATGTATGTTTCAGCTGGTTCTTCTGTAACAGGTAAGGCACTTGGTGATCAGTCTGGTTACAATATTACTCTTCAATACCTTGAACCAAATCCGATGAACGAACTCTCAGGAGCACTTTCATCAGTTGTGGCAGGAATTACTGTTCAGTAATCAAATAAATTAAATCACAGGGGGACTTTATGTCCTCTTGTGATTATTTTATGTAAGATGTTATTACTTAAAACCAATCAACTAAATAAGATCGTTTGCACAGTTTCGCAAAACGCTGAACTGGCAACCCCTGAGTGGTTATTCTCCTTTACTCACAAAATGAGCAAAGAGAGAGTTACATTCATATTGCCCAATCTTTCCACACATCAAACTCGTTATGATGAATTTGAATTCATCGAAGGACAAGGTGTTGGAGAAATTGCATTTCCATATGAGGGTCAATACATCTATGGAATCTATGAGCAGTATTCAGGATCAACAAACTTGAATCCTGCACTTGCTTATAACAAAGTTGAATCAGGTTTGGCTCTTCTTGTTGCAGGATCTGCAATGACAACAAATGATTATTACATTGAATTCATCTCCAATGATGAGGACAATTCGAATATAATCTTTGCACCAGGTGAATTAAATCCACCATCGCCAACTCCAAGTGTTACTGCATCGAACACTCCGACTCCTTCAGTAACAACAACGGTTACACAAACTGTAACTGTGTCTCCAACCTCTACGAGCACACCTACGAGAACACCAACCAACACTCCTACGAATACTCCAACGGGAACACCTACAAACACTCCTACCAAAACACCTACGCAAACACCAACCCAAACGAGAACTCCGAGCCAGACTCCTACGCAAACGCCTACCAATACTGCATCGAATACCCCAACGCAGACTCAGACGAAAACGCCAACACAAACTGCCACTTCGACACAAACACCGAGTGTCACTCCAACGCAGACTGCCACTCCAACTTTGACAACAAGTGTTTCAAATACACCTTCACAAACTGCGACAAACACTCCTACGCCAAGTATTACTGCATCACCTACTCACACGCCAACCCCAAGTATTACTGCGAGTCCTACGAATACCCCTACTCCAAGTGTGACTGCAACACAAACACAAACACAGACAAATACACCTACCCCAAGTATTACTGCGAGTCCTACGAATACCCCAACTCCGAGCATCACTTCTTCGCCTACGAATACTCCAACGCCAAGTGTTACTTCAACGAATACCCCAACTCCGAGCATAACCGCTTCACCAACGCAAACACCAACCCCGAGTATAACATCAAGTCCCACAAACACCCCAACTCAGAGTGTGACACCTACTCAGACGCAAACGAAGACACCTACCGTTACACCAACTCAAATTTGTCAGTATTGGAATCTAAATGGAACAACTTGTATATTACCAGTGACAGTTCAATATACAGATTGTACAGGAGTCGTTTCTCAGATTGTAGTACCAGCAGGATCAGGAAGAGCAGTATGTTCTCTAACAACACCTGTTGCTATTTCAGGTGAGAATCCTCCAGGTTGTATGAGCATTACATTGTTTGGTGGTCCTTGTCCGACGCCTACGCCTACCGCTTCACCTACACAAACAACTACTCAGACTCCTTCGAATACACCAACCACAACTCAAACACCGAGCGTTACTCCAACACAAACTCCGAGCGTTACTCCAACGCAAACGGTCACACCTACGAGTACAAACACACCTGGTCCATCGCCTACGCCTACCACAACACAAACACAAAGCCCTACAGTAACACCGAGTGCAACCCCATTCTTACCTTCATATTATAATCCAATGATTTCGATTGACTTTAACGATTCTTCAACACTCTCATTGAGAACAACAGGTGGAACAAGTTATGTACAATCAGTTTCCAATAAAGGTAATTGGACTGGTCTTACAGG